ATGGGCATTTCGTTTGTTGAGAAGAATAGCAAGTTTTTGCTTCTCCTTCTTCAACTCACGTAGTGCAACGTTCCGTTGTTTCCGATAAATCTCAGCTTCCAGGTCAATGGTTCCAGATTGGGCGCGAGCTTTGTTCAGGTGCATTTTACTAACGAGATAGAAGTATTGAGCGCGGGAGTCAGCCTCCTGCACTTTTTCTTCATCTCTTGGAGCAATTTGATCCACAGTGACGGGGATCGGCGCACGCGGACGAAATTCGTCATCTTCGATGTACTGAGACGCTCGAATTCTGAACTTAGCGGGGCGTCCTTTGCGGGGTCTTGGTGGCGTGGGGGGAGTGATGATAATAATAGGATTATCATCATCACTCTCCTCAGAGATGTCAGAAAGAGCAGAGAAGCGATTGGAGAAATTGAGAGAAAGAAAAGGGGGAGCGAGAGTAGTGCGACGCGAGCGTGCACGGACAGAGGGTCCGGCAAGCAGAAGAGGGAGAGATGTCAGCAGAGCAGCGTTGTTCAGAACAGCCACACCAAGGACTAGGGCAAGTAGCATACGCACAACGGTCCGTGGGGTTTTTCACGATTCCGTTGGGCGAATTTGCGTAGTCAAAGATAGTGTCTGGGAAACAACATCCTACGTGTTTACATGTACGCCAATGTGCAATGATAGCCTGAGTGTATTCCTTGTAACGATCAACTCTTCCGAAGAAGAGATCAACGTTACGCGGACGACACAAAGGGTGTAGTGTAATGGTCACTCCTCCACTAAGTGTTTCGACAATGGGTGGAGGGAGAAGTGGCCATGGGGCAGTTTTAACAGATTGCCAAGCTGCCATGCAAGATGCAGACATTACACAAAAAGCACAATCACAAGCAGGGGTTTTCGCAGAGCAAGACATAATGTATCAACAATTCTTACCGTCACCGTTTCTAATAAGCGGCAAAGGAGACAAACAGAAAAATAAATATAGGTCAAATGATAAATCACGGCTAGTTGGTGTCGATTTCCAACTTACAACGCAGAACGCTAGAGTCTACTCTAACAATCCTAACCGCTATTATAATCACTATATCTAAAATCCTAATGAATCCTAAGAGCCTACGGAATGGGAAAGAATCTTCATTTGCATCCAGCCGACTGGTATTTCACAGAAGGTGCTAAAGCTTTCTATAACTGGGCAGCAAATGTTGATCGACGTGCGCACTCCTAATGGTAGTTGTTGAGACTACGTTCGGCGACCGCGTGTCTAAAACTATACGAGTAGCGAATCGTATAGCCGGTGAGAAAAGAGTACTTTAATTTGAACATTCTCAAGAACAAATTAAAGGGGGCTTTATTTAAAGACGTGCCATCCAACGTTGAGTAAAAACTCTTTTAGAATAAGACATAGCTGGTGTACCTTAGTCGCTATGAATATTACAAAAGGGACATTACAAACAAATAGGTGTAGTTTAC